GGACGAAGGAATAACAGCACCAGAGATGATGTTGTTTCCGTACATGAGTGAACCAGCAACGGGTTCACGGATACCATCAATGTCCACAGGGGGAGCACCGATGAACGCGATGATAAAACAAGTCGTAGCAGCAAGTAGGCAAGGAATCATCAGGACTCCAAACCAACCAACATAAAGACGATTATTGGTTGAAGTAACCCAATTACAGAACTGTTCCCAAGTATTCGATTGTTGACGTGAAGCGATTGAAGCAGTCATTTGTTTAAAAGAGTAGTAAGACCATCAGGGAAATGGTGGTAATTACTATTCCCCAGTCACCCTCAGACTGGGTATGAGAGACGTAATTTATACACCCTAGAGGTCTCGGTTTAAGGGGTGTTACAAACATTAAAGAACTGTTACATTCCTTAACGTGTTGATATATTTATCATAACACTGTTAGCAAATGCTGTCAATAGGTCCAATTGCTTAAGTGGCACACTATAAATACAGGGTTGATATGAGATAACCGTATAATTTTTATTTTTATATTATTACTAAATAAGTTAAAGTAGATTTATTTAAAACCGATGTTAAACGAACCTACTCGCAAGAGACTTTTAGCAATTTGCACAAAACTTTCTAAAAATCAATCTGTTTCTGATTTTGATTTATCTTGGGCACAAAAAAATGCCATTCATGATAGCGAATCTGCAGATCTTTTAAAAAAAGTTGATTTATTCATTCCAGCAGAAGATCAAGAAGATACCACTGAAATTTAATGTATGCCAAGAGAGTGGAACACTCCAAAAAGAGAGTGTTGGAATGCTCCTATCCACCAAATACTAAAGGCCATTGATAATCACACCCGTCTCTGGTTAGAGACGGGTGATTTTTGGCATGAAGAACAGGCAAATACATTAAGAAAATATGTCGGAGATTTGAAGACATGGATCCACAACCAAGAAAAATCTCACCACTGACAGTACTCATATACTCAACATTTGTTGTGTTGTTTGGGTATATTGGTTTTAGTATTGCCAGTTGCAATCTGATGATTCCTGGCACAATGCATTATGCTAACGTAAAAGGAGAATTAAAAAATCCCCCACCCATAGATTGTAATAAATCACAGGATGAGGGTATTAAACAATTGTTAGTTGCTATTGGATTGTTAATTGCTTATAAAGCAAAGTCAGACGATTAAGATATCCATAGTTTTCCTTCAGCAGTACGTCTTCTCAATAATCCCGATTCTACATTACTTCCAGGATTACGATACATCTTTAATGTCTCTGGGATTGCTGACCAATTCTTCTCACGAAGGTTGCGAGAGATAGTATTAAATCCGCTTCCACCGTAAAAACCAGCACCGAGATTATAAGCAAAGCTGAAAAGTGCTCCATGTTGATTATCAGTCATTTCACTCCAATAAGGAATCTTTTGTAAAGAAGGAAGAAATCTTTGTTCAAGATCAAATAAAAGTAATTTATCAGCATAATCTTGAGTGACTTTTTTTCCAAGTTTAAATGGTTGCCCATTAAAATCTCTAGTACTTCCCCATCCAATAGTTATTGGTAGACCTCCAGTTAATGGGTCGGGATAAGCATTTAAATGGCATCCCTCAAATTCTTTAATTAAATCAACACCACATTGGGGGATTTTTTGTTGTGGTGTTGACTCTACTTTTTTACATCAAAAATTCTACCCCACCCATCATTTCCTGCTGGACACCATCTACGTGTTAATTCACTACGTTTATAAACAGCACCTTTACCATTTTGTACTGCCTCAGTATATCCATCATTCAATGAACCATAAGGATCATTAACTACATAATCTCCAGCAGGAGTTTTGCCAATCACAACTACCATGTGTCCTCCTGTGGGATTAGATAGAGTCCCACGATGAAGAATGCCAATAACAACAGGTCTACCAGCGGCAAGCTCTCTATCAAGATCAGCAAAAGAAAGACTGTAGGAAAAACTGGATTTAATGCCGTATGACGCAAGAACTTTGGTTTGAACCAAGTGATCAGTTGTGTCACCGATTGAAAAAACTTTTTGTACATAGGCGTCATCGCCCTTAGATCCTTTTAATGTGCCTGGTTTAAAATATTCGAGACACATTGCACAAGCAGAAGAGTTACAAGTTCTATCTGCATCTCTATAATTATCTGTTTGTGGATAAAATGGAACTGGTAAAATATCTGCTTGAGGTTTGTTTTCTTTTGTTCTAAAAATTCTCACCCAATTTGCTTCATCTTGCATTAGTTCTTGTGCCTTCAAAAGCAAATCCTTTTCAAATTGCTCTACTGCAGCAACATGCTTTGGATTATTTTCATCAAAGAATTTAAAGAAGTTATGAAGATCTATAAGCATTATTTTAACCAAACTCTGCATTATATTTATTAAAAAAGGAGGGATAAACCCTCCTATATTCAAACTGTTGCTACTTCGCGGACAGTAGATTTTACATATTCCAAAACTTTTTCTGGAGTAGTTTCACCGTAAGGATCTTCTAATGCATTATCAGTTTTGCCAGGTTCTTCGAACAGTTTCTCAATAATACCATTGTCAACCACAGCAGCATAACGCCAAGAACGCTGACCAAAACCAAGGTTAGACTTCATCACTAATTGTCCCATAGAACGTGTGAAATATGCATTGCCGTCAGGGATAAGAGTTACGTTCTTGATGTTTTGATCTTGTGCCCAAGCATTCATCACAAACCCATCATTAACAGAGATGCAGTAAATAGCGTCGATGCCACTACCAATAAAGTCGTCGTATTTCTCTTCGAATCCAGGTAACTGATAGGCACTGCAAGTAGGAGTGAAAGCACCAGGCAGGCTAAAAATGACCACACGCTTTCCAGCAAAATAATCTACAGAACTACGGACTAAAAACTCACCATTTTCACGACAAATAAATTCAACTTCAGGAATTTGATATCCTTCTTTACGCATATTAACCTCCATCAGAATACACCAGGAATAATTTGTCCAGTAGTCATGTAAGTGCCGACAGCAATTACAAAACCAAGCATAGCAAGACGAGCATTGAGGATTTCTGCCTCAGGGGTCCATCCAAATTTCATTTTGTTTCTCCTTTATAAGAATGTTGTTGTTTAAGTTCTGGGTTTCGGTTACAAACCATTTTTTCTTTAACAGGTTTAATTACAATAAACTTGTCATTCTTTAGTGTTCCAGCAATTTTGACTTCTAATTCAATATCACTGTCCCATCCAATTTCTTGAAGGGCAACTCCCAATTGCCCAAGCATTCCAGCACTCACAGGTTTTCTTCCTGTTCAGTAAGGATTACACAGTCACTAGTGGGATATGCGACACATGTAAGGATATATCCTTGTGCAATTTGATCATCATCAAGAAATGATTGTTCTTCATTATCGACAGTTCCACTAATAAGTTTGCCTGCACAAGAACTACATGCACCAGCACGACAAGAATAAAGCATATCAAGTCCTGCTTCTTCAGCGGATTCTAAAATATACTGATCACCAGCACATTGAATTACATTTTCAGTTCCATCTGGATTTTGAAGAGTAATAGTGTAAGTCATTAATAGGTCTCACAAAGTTTTTCTACAGATGCTGCCAACAATACGAAGAAGGCAACTGAGGTCATTGTAAATAAAATTTCAGTCATTGTCAATCAATTGTCAGAAGATGCCGAAGAAGAGTTTGCCAGTGATAGCATAAGAAATGAACCCAGCAATAATGCCGACCATAGCCCAGCGTCCATTTGTCATCTCCTTGATTTCGTTAGGGGAATACATACCATAGTTTTCATAATACATTGTGGGTTCTTTAGCAAACATATTTTGCTGACCACGCTCATTAGTGGTAACTGTCATTGATTTTGTAACGATTTACAACAAAATTATATAGTAATTATAAAAAAAAGTCAAGGGTGGAAATCCGACCCTTGACTAAATTAATTAGATTTTACTTCTAAATCAGAACTTGAAACCAACACCAGTGGTAAAGACAGGGGAATAAGTTCCGTTAGTAGCACCATAACTGTTAGCAGCATTGGTGGTGGGGAACTTAAGATCAGCAAAACCAACCAGAGAGTTAGTCAGACGACCTTCAATACCAAGAGCGAGAACAACTTGACCACGATCACCCACAGCGGACTGGAAGTTAGCGGCGGTGTTATTCACGAAAGGAATTTGATAACCAACACCAGTGTAGATGTTAGCACGACTTACACCAGAAGTAGCACGGGAGAGACTCCAATCGTAGGAGAGCAGAGCACCACCACCAGCACCGATTTGACCAGCAGGAGTACCAACGAAGTTAGTATAAGGACGAACAGCAACAGCATTCTGATTGCTGAAGGTCTTCACAGCATAACGACCTTGTACAGTACCACCAGAGATAGTACGGTTTTCGGTGTAACCGTTACCAGCAGTACCTTGCTTGTTCAGCAGCACACCAGCACCCAGGTAGTTACCAACACCTTGTGCTTTTTGAGCAGCAGCAAGTTCAAGGGCACTTACACGGGCATTGGTAGCACCAATTTCTTTAGCAAACTCAGCACGGAGAGCCGCAGCAAGGGCAGCATCAGCAGCACTTTGGAACTCAGTAATGCGATCCAGGCAAGCATTAGTCAGAGCAGCAAGTTCAGCACGGGTAGTGGGTTGGCCAGGTTGGAAAGTGCCATTGGGATAACCAGCAACACAACCATAACGCTCAACCAGATTAGTGATTGCTTGATACGACCACTGAGTAGGTTGAACATCAGTCAGTTGCTTAACGCTGGTGACTTGTGCCATAGCGGGAGCAGCAGTAACTGCAACAGCAGTGGCGGCAAGAATAGAACGAATAATCATAGTTAATTTGTTTTAGATCTAAACGACAATTGTATTAAGAATTGTGACAGAATTCTTAAGTACCTATTTAGTATAGGTTTAAGATTTTTGTTTGTCAAGTGTGTAGGGTTTACCGCTGTCCACCAGATGGATCAGTGACTCTCCCCAGATATGGATCATAGTCCGTAAGTTGATCAATTGTCAACTGAGCTCCTGCTTGAGACCAAAAATTGAATATGCCATCATGACTAGCTCTATGAAAATTATCAATATGATCTGGATGAATGGAAGATCCCAATTCAAGTTTATATAATAATAAAGGAACAGAATAAGTATTACCAGAATTATACAACAAATCATCGGCAACTGGTCTTGGTTTTACACCATTATCCAATTTATACTTACCTCCTCTACCATGTAAACGAATCAATTTTTCTGCATGATGTCTAGTAACCACATAACATGCAGTAGAGAATTCATTTACAAATCTTTTATGTATTTTTACGTGGATATCTCCCGTACAAATAATTGCTAATTGTACAACATCCCAATCATAAGGGACTCTAGAAATAAAATCTTCCCACGTAAAATTCCAAAATCTAACAATATCCATATTACAATCATCTTCCATGATAATTGCATAAGGACTATCAGAATTATTATACCAGTATTCAATGGCTTTAAGATGTGATGTTACACACCCAACTTCACCAGATGACATATTTTCGGGATATCTCCCTTTAATAATGTCACTTAAATCATCATCTCTACCATCATAAGCAGAGATTCTAGTATAATTATCAATTCCCCAATAAGAAAATTGATCTTCCATAAATTGTTTTCTTTCTGGTTGACCGTCCAAATTTAAATAATAGACTGGTCCAAAGTTTTTCAACTTACTCATTGATTTGTTTTTATCCATGCTTATCAATAACTTCAATTATACTAGGAATATAATATTTTTGTAAAATTTCTTTCCAATCAAAGTTTTTAGAATATTCTATAATTTCTTCTCGATGAGAAATTGAATATTCTCTATTTTTCACAATTTTTTCTTCAATATATTCCAAATCATCAATTTTATCTTCGGGTATAATAGTAATAAATGGTTTGGATTGGTCAAGATTTGCTTTACCCCATTCACATACAACCACACCAAGACCTGCAGCAAGTGCTTCCATACAAACTAATGGATGTGCTTCACCATCAGATAAAAGAACGAGATTACCATAATCCGTAAGTTCATCATATAAGGTTTCTTTAGACCATTCACCCAAATAATTTTTATTGGTATTAAATCTACTATCTGCTAGATTTCCAGCAAACCAAAGACTATCGATAGATTGAAATAAATGTTGACGCTTTCTATAGTCAATTTTTGCAAGATAAATTGATCGATCTGGGTATTTTGGCGATTCGGAAACTTTAAATTGAGAAATATTAACTCCATTTGGAGTAATAAAAAGATTCTCTTTTGGTATATTAAACATTATTTGATATACTTTAGAGATCCCCTCCGATAAACAAAAAATGTTTGGTTTAATAGAAGCAAATTGATTAGCAACATTTGCGTATCCATTAAACATTTGTGGTCTTTCTAAATATCCGAAATGACTTGTAATTGCAGATGGATATTGAATATACGGACAAAGATCAATAAATTCATCATAATGCACATGTACAAAATCTGGTACAAATGCATTTATTTCATTAATAAGTTGTCTATAATCTTTAGTATTTACAATTTGAACTTCATGCCCCAATTCTTCTAGGGCAAGTTTAGTATCCCAAATTAATATTTCTACTGCACCCCACCCAGTAGGGGGAATAGGCATAATGCCTGGTCCAACTAATGTAATTTTCATTTTTTTATTTTTTGAGGATAATCTGTACAAACACCATAACAATCATAAGCAATCAAGTTATTTAATTCGTCTCGGTTAATATAATTTTCTGGCATAACAATTATACTAGATGGAGTATAAGTTTGTCCAGGATATGTCCAAATATAATTTTTACTAGTTAATGTATAATTATCAGTTTGATGCCAAAAATAATTATATCCACCTGTTTTATGAACAAAATAATAAAGTGCTTCAATGTTTTTACAATGAATCCACAGTTTTTCCATACGTTCAGCTAACCAATAAGGTGTAACAACATATTGTGGATCATCATGACCTAGATAAAATTTATCATTAAAAGTATCATATCTAATATCAATTTCAACATCAAATCCAATTGATATAGCATTATCGATAGTATCTGGATGGTTTTCCGTTAAAGGATTAGGACCATCAATATTTCCTCTATGTGCAATAATTTTCATAATTAACCTCTAATACAAGCAGCGTCCATAGAACAAGGGGCAAGGTCAGAATGTTCAAACCATTTTAAAAATGATCCCATTTTAAATGCTTCTGGAGATGGTTCCCAAATGTCTTCATAAACATCTTCAATATCATCAAATGCATTAAGTGCCCAAGTAAGATATTTTGGTCCAAAAAATTGAATCGTATCTGGGAATCTAGGATGATGCCCTGGTAGATAGAATTTATATTTGTCGCAGGCGTTAAGATCAGGAAATCTCATTAGTACGGTATCATATCGTGCTAAAACAATAAAATCATAACTAGTATTTGTTTCTTCGGAATATGATTTAATAATTTCTGCAACGGATTTAATAGAATACAATTGCGACATTACATTACTATAGTTTTTAGGATTCCAATGATTTCCATCTGGATGTTTACCTGTAAACTTTTCATCTATAAACTTTTTAGCTTTAGGTGGCAATTCAAAAGTTTTTGGATCTTCAATACCTAAAATTAAAGGAGAATAATTATTAGTAACAATTTCTGGGGCGTCTTCAGAAATCGGACATTTATTTATTCTAGACCAAGAAGAATAATCATATTCGCCACCATCTTCTTGCCACCACATATGACCAAATACATCAGTATCATATCGGTCAAGAATTACTTCTTTGTAAGTATCAATAATTTGTTGGTTGTCAACAAATCTAGGTTGTCCAAAAAATGCAAGTGCTACTTTCATCAGACTTCTCCTTTATAATGTTCAAGGAAGTAGTTCAGATCTTCTGGAGTACCAATACCCCACATACCAGACTTATCGATTTCTTTGATGCGGATTTTTTTACCATCACCAATCGCTTCATTAAATACTGGACAAACATAATATTCATTATTAACACGAATATCTTTAGCAATCATTTGTTCTGCATACTTAACATAGTCAGAACCTTTCTTCCAATAGTAGATGCCAACAGTGGCATGTTCAGAGATTGGTTTCTTCTCAGCAACTTCCTCAACATAACCTTCTTCACCAAGTTTAGCATAAGACCACTTGGGATGGGTTGCAGGGAAGGTTACGATACCACCATCAACTTCACCATTTTGGAATGCATAGAGAGTTTCGTTGCTATCCCATTCGACAAACTGATCAGAGTTTGCCATCACAAGAGGTTCATCATTATCAATAAATTCTTTAGCAAGAAGAGTAGTGCAGCAAGCACCTTCTGTTAATCCATCAACTTGAACAATATTGCATCCAGGAGCAATCAAAGGAAGTAGATAATTCAGATTATACTTTTCATAATGTTCTTTTTGAACAATAAAGGTATAGTTTGCTTTGATGTTAAGGTTCTCAACAACCACTTGAATCATTGGTTTACCTTTAACTTCAATCAAAGGTTTAGGGAAGGTGTAACCCTGACTAGCAAATCTGCTACCAGCACCTGCCATAGGAATAAGAACGTTCATTGTTTTGCTCTCCCATGCCACTTTTTGTTTTGTACCATTCAGAATTTTTTTAATACGATCAATTTTTACCTGATTAAGATCTTTGCGATCTTCTACAGGAACAAGATGTGCTTTGCTATCAAGAGCACCTTGACGACCAATATGACTATCTTCAACAATAACAGTATCTGCAGGAAGTGCTCCAAGAGCAGTCATGCACTTCCAATACATTGCAGGAAAAGGTTTGTTGCGAACAACGTCTTCATTAGAGACGTACATATCCACAAATTCCAGAAGACCAAGACGCAAGAGAATAATCTTTACAGTATTCCGAATACTGTTAGATGCAACAGCAATCTTATATCCTGCATCTACAAGTTGTTGGAAGTATCCCATCAACTCATAATCTTTTGCAACACAATCATTAAAAATCTTCAGTGTTGCCTCTTGCTTATCTCTCCAAATCTTATCATAAAGGTCTACAGGAAGACCTTTATTTCTAGTTAAAAGTTCTAGTTTTGCTTTGGTGGGAAGACCGTCGTAAATGCTGACATGTTCTTCTCTACTAATAGCATACTCTTCCCCAAGTGCCTGATTTAATGCTTCATAGTGATAATCTTTGCTGTCGATTAGGACTCCATCCAAATCAAAGATAACGAGTTTGGTTGTCATTATTTTTTGTCTCTCCAAAGTACATAGTTCCAGTTATTTTTATTGATGGGAAGATTATGCCTTTTTTGTGCATTAAACCCAATAAGGCATTCTGGATTAATTTCCGCACCCATTTCACATATTTTAACAAAATTGTCAAATACGTCAAGATATTTATCCATCAATTCAGATGATCCAAATGCAAAATGATCGTTAATACCATGATCAACATGTGCCCACTCATTGAGTATATTCACGGTATTTAAATCATAATTTGAAATAGGACCGATAGAAGTATTAAAATATTCATCAGTTCTTAGACGAATAACACAATCATATTTGAAGTTATTTTCTTCCTCATATTTTTTCTTGAGGTTATTTGCTTCACTCAAACTATAAAACATTGAGATGATGTTATTAACTGGGTGAGGAAATCTAGGATCTGGATGAATATCTTCTGCTTCAAATTCTTTTGGTTCTTCAAAGACAAGTCCTTTAGGTTGCCATTTATCAATCATGAACTCTTTAAGATCTGCTTCCCAACGTCCACGATCTTTATATTGATCCCAAAAATAAGTTCCAACCCATGCTTCATCATACCAAATATGAGCAAACACATCAATCTCACAATCGGGATTTGCATCCCAAAAAGTCTGACGATGATTCTCATAACATTCTTTCAGGTGCCTTGGTTGACCTGAATATAACAGTGCAATTTTAGACATGATATTTACTATTATCTTTTGCTAGATGGACAATTTTTGGTTCAAAGGTACATGCTTTAGCAAATACCTCAGGATAAGCAAGACTCGGTGATGCAACAAATACCTCATCACGATGTTCGATATAAAATTTATTTAAATGACTTTCATCGTGCCAAGTAGCAATAATATTATTTTTCTCATCTTCTGTTGTTTTACAATCAAGTTCTTGAATCATATCAAAAACATGTGGGAGTTTACCACCCCATAAACATCCCTGAAAATAAACTGATAGATCATCAGATTCGGAAACACATGCATTAGACAAAGGAGTAACATCAAATGCTCCAGGGAGTTCATCATGTGGGGGCATATTCAAATAATGACATGGATGATGGACTCCAATATATTTTTTAGATTCATCAAATAAATCTTCTGGATTAACAGTATCCACGACTCGCATATCAGCATCTAAAAATAGCAACCAATCACAATCTTGAATATCTTTAAAACACTTCTGAATCATTTTAAAACGATACAGTGTAATATAAGGCCATTCTAAATGTTCTTGATGATATACGATAGCATTATCTGGCGATTCAGGAACCTCACCGTCTGTGAAAATTATATACTTTTTTTCAACATCTGGTAGTAAAAACTCTTCACAACTTTGATACCAAGAAGGAAGAAAATTTAAATATTTTTCAGTTCCAATAAAAATAACAGCGACTTTCATCAAATTACAATCCAATCGGTACAATAAAGATCTTTAGTATCTAGGTGTTGATTATCAGGACCAAACCATTTTTTAGGTGCAATAACTTTTTTACTTTTTGCCAACCATGCTCCCCACCACGAGAATGAGGAATTTGCAATAATATGCTCTTTACATAAAGACATTAAGCAAAGATCAGTATAATTACTATTATTTTCAGATACCAAAAATCTATCATCTTCAAATAACTTTTGTTCTTTACACCACTTTGGATCATCAGAAAAAATAATTACATTCCTATCTTTATCAAAATTATCTAATGCATTTTCATAATAATCAAGATTTAAATTATTGTGATTATGACTCAAGGTGAGATAATCAGTTCTCCTAACATGAAGAGAAATTGGTTCATCAATAGTCTCTATCATTTCTTTTGCAGGATTAAAGATATGATCATGAAATTCAAAATCTTCTCTGATCTCATTTTCAATATCTTTAAAATATTTTTCAGATTGTAAATATCCCTGAATGTTTACCCATTTAGGGCAATTTTCATATAATTCTTCATTAAAGGTAAAATCTTCTTCTACAATAGTAGGCCTCCTACCATCCAAATATTGAATATTCAATAACATTACATTATGAAGTTTGAAAGGTAAAAATAGTTGATGATCTTCCCATTCATTATTATTTGTAGATGGTGGAAGACAATAATTATAATTATTTTTTCTTGCAATTCCTTTTAATGATGCAAGTTGGAACATTTGATTTCCAAGTCTACCCAGTTTTCCTAAAGAGTTAAATCCAATCATTGACATTTGTTTTTAAACCACTCGTATGTTTCATATAATCCTTGTCTAATTCCAATTTTAGTATCCCATCCAAGTGATTTTATTTTATCAACATTCATCACTTTTCTTGGAGTTCCATTTGGTTTAGATATATCCCATCTAATTTCGCCATTATATTCTAAAACATTACAAATTAATTCTGTTAGTTGTTTAATTGTAATATCTTTACCACTACCAACATTAATAATTTCGGGACTATTATATTTAATCATGCAAGTATAACATGCTTCTGCAAAATCATCAATAAACAAAAATTCTCTCAATGCAGATCCATCACCCCAGCATTCTATAAAAGGATCATTATTAATTTTTGCTTGATGAACCCTACCCATTATACCTGGAATAACATGACTTGTTTCTGGATTAAAATTGTCATTAGGACCATACAAATTAGTAGGCATTAAAGAAATTGCATTAAATCCATATTGTTGACGATATGCTTGACACATTTTAATTCCCGCAATTTTTGCAATTGCATAGGCATCATTTGTAGGTTCTAACGGACCAGTAAGAAGTTGATCTTCAGTAATAGGGATAACTGGATGCTTGGGATATATGCACGATGATCCCAAAAAGACTAATTTTTTTACCCCACATCGGTAAGAAAAATCAATTACATTTGCTTGAATTAAAAGATTATCTCGGATAAAATCTGCTGGATAATCTCTATTAGCAACAATTCCTCCAACCTTTGCAGCGGCAAGAAATACGTATTCTGGTTTATTGTCAATAAAAAATAAATTAACTTGAGATTGATCAGTAAGATCTAAATTTTTTTTATCAGCAGTAATAATATTACTGTATCCTTTTAATTTTAAATTTCTTACAATTGCAGATCCAACTAATCCATTATGACCTGCAACAAAGATTTTAGAATTACTGTCCATAAACACACATGTCCTCTACTAATTGTTCAAATGTAATTTTTGGTTCCCATCCCAACTTTTGTTTTGCTTTTGTTGGATCTCCCAATAAAGATTCAACTTCAGCAGGTCGGAAATATTTTGGATCGACTTTAACTATTACTTTTTTAGTAAGTTTATCGATACCAACTTCGTTTAGACCTTCACCTTCCCAAGCAATTTTCATCCCAAAATAAGGTGCTGCGGTTTCAACAAATGCTTTAACCGAATACTGTTCTCCAGTAGCAATCACATAATCATCAGGTTCATCTTGTTGAAGCATTAACCACATTGCTTCAACAAAATCTTTTGCATGTCCCCAATCACGTTTTGCATTCAAATTTCCGAGATATAATACGTCCTGTTCCCCAGTTGAAATGCGTGATAATCCGCGAGTGATTTTTCTTGTGACAAAAGTTTCTCCTCTGCGAGGGGATTCATGATTGAAAAGAATTCCAGAACTTGCGTGTAATCCATACGATTCTCTGTAGTTTTTAATAATCCAGTATCCATAAAGTTTAGCGACTCCATAAGGTGAACGAGGATAAAAAGGGGTTGTTTCTTTTTGAGGTACTTCCTGAACAAGACCGTATAATTCAGATGTTGATGCTTGATAAATTCTTGTTTTTTCTTCCATTCCAAGAATTCTCACTGCTTCAAGAACTCTAAGGGTTCCAAGACCATCAACCATTGCAGTATATTCTGGAAGTTCAAAAGATACTTTTACATGACTTTGAGCCCCCAGATTATAAATTTCATCTGGTTGAACTGTCTGAATAACTTTAACGATATTAGCACTATCAGTTAAATCACCATAATGCAATTTAATTCTATCAAAAATATGATCAATTCTATGCGTGTTAATTAATGAACTTCTACGAACGATTCCATGAACTTCATATCCTTTAGATAGAAGTAGTTCTGCAAGATAAGACCCATCTTGTCCTGTTATTCCAGTAATAAGGGCTACTTTCATGTAACAAAATACAATACGAATTATAATCTATCACTGGAATAAAATTTAGTCAATAGGTCTTTTTAATGGATTTGTTTTTATAAATTTTTGTGGATTTTTGGGGCACATTCCACACACAGATTCCGAACCTCTATTAAAAAATTCATATATTTCTTTTTCTGTAGAATTTGAAGATAATGGGATATATTTTAAATATGGATTCCATTTTGGTGACAGTTGATCTTTATATTTTCTTTTTTTAAGTTGTAGATATGCAAGTGGTGAACATTTATATATTTCCCCAGCATATAGTTGAAAATTTTGTTGTCCCGAAGGGCATCTATTCCAACTCATTTGTGGATCATTATCTTCAAATGGAAGTATATTTTTACCATTACCATGATAAGTTTTTATCCAATGATTAGCAGAATCATTTAATACTACATTAATACCATACAATTCAATCCATTCATTTATTTTAGATAAAGATTTTAAAAATACTTTTAGATATTCTTTATCATAAGAATGCATCGATATTGTCAGTACACAATTGGTATCATACAAAGCTTTTGGTAATTCTGGATGCCTATCAATTAAAACACCATTAGTAACTATCTCATAATATTGATCTTCTTGAATATTCCACTCCTCTTTTGTCATGTAGATTATATCAATTAAATCTTTATGCAATAAAGGTTCTCCACCAAGTATTGATAATTCTTTGGGTTTTATTTTATCTTTCCAAAGAGAATACCATTCTTTTAGGTCATTAATTGATATATGTTCATTATACCCATCGTTAGTAAAATGTCCACACCCCTGACACATAAAATTACATGAATGTGTTATGTGCCATTCTAAGTGAGATACTTCTACCATGATAAGAATTAAAAAATGTATTTATTTTATAGCATAAAAAAAGATGGGAGTTACCCATCTTAGTAAATTCAGGCTCGCCACTTGCCCTTTGACTGGAGGCAAGAAACCAGGCGGGAGTTATCCCATCCGCACCACTTGCTTTTTAATGGAAAAGCAAGAAACCAAAATGAGGGTCATTTGACTCCACCAGTACTGTTAACGCCCATCCGTGGCGAAAAGATGGATTAATCTAGTAATTTCAATAAAAGCATAAAATCCACATATTGTTACCGAATCCCACATTTTAAAATAAACAAATGAAGGAAGTAACAGAATTCCTGCAAAAAATTTAATAATTAATCCAATTTTTTCATCTCCCCACAAAAGAATATAATATCCAATTATGAGGAGTGCATTACCAAAATACCTAAGTATTGTTTTTTTATCCATAAAGGGGTTGCTCCCGACCAGGGTTTTTAAAGTCTCTCCATGACTATGCAACTTCTACAGTTTCAAGATCTTGATAGAGATATTCCATAAGCATTTCATAATCATCCAAAGGATCACCAGAGAACACTACACCTTCGCTTTCATAATACCTACGAACTTTTTTGTAAAGTTTCGGATTCTTTACATCGAGGTAAAAATCACCATTTGCGGCACCGCGAAGAGTTTGAATGTCTTTCTTGAATTTAGTTGTAAGAGTCATTGTTTTGAATGTTGACCTTAGTATTATAAAGGGTTGACTTGAAGAAGTCAAGATGGACAGTGTAGATTCTGTCCCATGCTGGTTGCGAGGATCGAACTCGCCTCCCATCGATTATGAGTCGATTGCATTCGCCAGATTGCTAAACCAGCATTTGCTATTCGCAAATAGCGAATAGTGAGTGGGAATACTGGGAGTTGAACCCAGACTAAGCCCTTATAAGGAGCCCGCTCTAACCATTAAGCTATACTCCCTTGGTAGGACTGCTGAGAATTGAACTCAGTTCACACCGTTATAAGCAGTGGGCCTTAACCAATAGGCGACAGTCCCTCGTGTTTCAACAAATCAAATTTAACATGCATCGTTGTGGTTTGTCAAGACCTCTATCAACTCTTTGATATCAGTCTCTGATGCATCTCTACTTGATTCATTAGTAAAATCTATGGTTTCAGTTTTAGAAATTTCTTGTTTCGATTCCATTTAATAAAAAATCATTAACTAAAATTTTAAATAGTAAAATTACATAGATTTTACTAATCGGGGTGACAGGATTCGAACCTGCGACATCTCGCTCCCAAAGCGAGTGCTCTACCAAACTGAGCTACACCCCGTAATGAGATTATTTATCTCGGTGTATAATCATTATACCCATAAAAGGAACAACTGTCAAGCCAAAACCGCAAAAGAACAACCAAACTGGACTCGCTGCAAGAGTCTCTACAATATGAAAAATCATCTTTCTCTCCATTTAAATTATCTTTACTTACGCATATGCGTTTGTAAGTCCCCATCTGATGAATAAACCAATTAATGTAAAAATTATTATTGCAGATATAATTGTTTTATCCATTATTAGTATCACCAAAAAACTTTGCTAAAGGGTCTCTTTTAGTTTTTACTATTTCACAGGCCCTACGATAAAACATGTTATTTGTATTACCAGAAGACTCAAAGGTTTCTTTAATCTTCACCCAATTTTGGTAAGTATGATCATCCATTGGGGTTTATAAGTAGTTGTACTACTATATAATAGTTTTTAATTTTTAAACGTCAATGTATTGTGTTCATTTTATAACACAAATTAAAAAATTGTTAAACGGAAGGAGGGGGAGTCGAACCCCCAAGGGCTTTAACACCTCAACTGTTTTCAAGACAGGTTCCGTCGCCAATCGGATTGCCCTTCCAAGTTAATAAGAAAACTTTATTTTCTTATTTAGTTAAGATTTAACGTATTTCAAAATCTAATTTGCGAACTTTTCTTTTTCTTCTAGATTCTTGATACTCAAGTTCTTCTGGAGAAAATAAACTTGTTTTTTTATGAGGTTTTTTATTATTTGAATTAATAATAATTACTTTAGTTAAATCAATGGCTGATATGTTATCAGCACAGACAGTCATCATATTAGAACATCCACAACACTGAGTTTTAGATGGATGACTTGTCAACTCTTTGTTGCAATCTTTGCATCTCACTACTAACATTTTCCATTAATCTCCTAATATCTGCTAATGATAATTTAATACTATCAAGTTCTTCATGGATATCTTGATGATGAAATCTTAAAGGTTTTTGAATTAATTTTTTGAATTTTTTATCTTTCATAATTTATATATGTACTATTTGATAATGGGCGATACTGGAATCGAACCAGTGACTTACCACTTGTAAGGAGGCCACTCTACCGCTGAGTTAATCGCCCGATGATTTTATTTTAACAGAGACAAATTATTTTGTCAACTATTTATTGGTTTATTTAAAGTATTTTTTAAGTTTCCTAATAAAATACTCACCAATAATTTTATACTGATCTTTTTTAGGATGATAACTAAAAGAATTTATTAGTCCACTTTCTTCAGCATATTTAAAATTATTATCTAATATTAGTTTAATATTAGATTTTCTAGCATGTTCATAACAAAGCATTGATAATAAATCTCTCTGTTCTAAAGATTCATCTAAAAAATTATTAAATTTTTCTCCATAATTAATAAAATTAAAGGTATCAAACCAAAGGTTTTTAACTCCAACTAGATTAAAATAATGATTAAAAAACAAAATTTCGTTTTTTATTACTTCAACTTCAACTTCTCTGTTATAAGACCACTTTAGCATTGCTTCTGCTAATTTATCTTGATAATTATTATATTCTATTTTATCTCCTTTTAAATTATAAAAAATATTTTCATATCTTCTAGTATCTTTACACCAAAAATAATTTCTATAAGTACTAGTAATTCCCCATAAAACAACCACATTGTTTTTAGGATTATTAATTAATTTTTTCCATTTCTCAGTTACGAAATATTCTCTAGCAGTTTTAAATTGTCTTTGATTACTACTTCCAGAGACAGAAAAATTTATATGAACTAAATTATAATGGTCTACTAATACTTTTCTCCAAGAGTTTTCGTAACATATTTTTGGATCATGTTGAATTTTTTTATATTCAACTTCACTCATTCCATCAACATAACCAGACCCTTCACCAAAAGTCCAACTACATCCAAATGTAATTAATATGTTATTAGACATTTTTAGTTTTATTTATAAATGTATGGATCCTCTTCCTTACATTTTTTAGAGACTTTTTTAAAGTCAATATATTCTTTTATCTTCAAATAAACTTTTTTAAAAATATTAATCATTATGACACCTATATCCTTAGCAATAGAATACCAGAGGTTAATGGGTAGTGAGTGACCACCACCCGCAGAAGACACTTTCTGCGATTTTCACTGCATTAGAGGGCAGTGATAAAAGAAAACACCAAACCTTATTTTTCCTGTTCTCAGGAAGGCACCCAAATGGGGTGGGAGACCTTGCAAGGGTTTATACCTCCAAAGTTTGTCCAGCGTTTTCTGTTACGAACGGGGGCGATCAAGTCCCCGACCTAACAAAAGTTAGGATTTAGAGGAAGTCCCAGACATTTCCAGTCCTTCCGACTCCCCCACCTCGATTCGAACGAGGAACCTTAGAGTTAACAGCTCTCTGCTCTGCCGTTGAGCTATAGGGGAATAATTTGGAGAATAAATCTCCAAGCGTCTCAGGTTGGATTCGAACCAACGACCGACCGCTTAGAAGGCGGTTGCTCTGTTCCACTGAGCTACTGAGACATAAAGTAGGTTCCTATCGCCGCCACTCCTGAACCTACCAAAGGGGAGTGCCGCAGTTGATCTCTCAACTCCCATATCATATCAGATCGGGATTTGATTGTCAAGGTGGGCAGGGAGGGATTTGAACCCCCGTAGGCAGAGCCAGTGGATTTACAGTCCACCTCCATTAACCACTCGGACACCTACCCGATAGGACTGTAGGAAAGTCCTAAATGCCAGTGGATCTCTCCCCTGAACAAAGTATATAATACATCAAGATGTTTGTTCTGTCAAGCCGTCTTTGAATTTCTAATAACTTCTGCATTTTTTTTATTTATTTCAAGAAGAGTATCATAATTTATACCCAAATATTTTGAAAATCCTTCCAAATCAGTGTGCCCATACAAATTGTTTAAATCTGATGGATTTGGATATTGTTTTTTAATTTCTTCCATATTTTTAATAACATCTATCTTTAATTTATATAAGTTTCTTTGCAGGAATCCACCCAAGGAGAACAGATTCTCATTTCCCCACCAAGTGATTTGCATTCATCAGTATAACAAACAGAATCATCTGTAGGTCTTTCCAAATACTTTGGTTGATACTTTTGATCTGCTTCAAGAATAATGCGATTATATTCTGGAGTAACTTTTTCTATTGCCAAACTTACATCTCTTTTAACCCGATTATCAAGAAGTTTAGGATCCTTAATAATATATTCATTGAGTTCTGTATTTGGAAAATATTTTCTTTGAATCTCATCTATTAAATCAGTCCAGTGTATTTCATCAATACCTGTACACTGAGAAAGAATTGATACAATTGTTGTCAAGGTAACACCAATAATTGCAAATCTAATTGTTTTCTTTTTAATGTCCATTAAAAAAGGGAGGTCTGCAGCACTCCCTCTTATTTATTCTGTTGTAGTTAGACTTAAACTTTAGTCAAAACCATTTTACTGGCGTAGTTGTAAGCAAAGTCGGTTCGGGCACCATGATGACCCCAACGAATCCACTTACGGGCAAGACGCATATAATCGTTAATGGTAAGACCAGGAGTTTTCATTTGCCCCTCGATCATCTTCCAATCATACTCATTAATCATGTAATCCAATTGTGTCTCTAAAGCAGAAGGATTAGCACCGATTTTATAAGCATGGTTTCCAAGACCATGATACCTTGCGGAATCTGTCCATTGGATTAAACCATATCCACCACTTCTACACCCCTCATATGATGTTCTAGAACCACCTTCACAGATATTAGGAATGAATGTTGATTCCTGTCTAATATTACCCATAATGGTGGCAAGGGCATTTTTGTCAGTGATTCCCTTCTTCTGAAGAAATTCCAGAGTACGGGATTCGTAATTGTTACACCCTTTACAAATTAGTCTTTTCTCTTTTGGTTTTTCGGGAGCAACCTTGCGGATTGCTGTCTTCTCTTGTTCAAACTCTTTAATAATTGAATAAGGTCTTGCTTCCACTGGAGGAGGCGGACCTTGCAATTTATAACTAGAGAATGGCAGTATTGCCGTATTGGTTGTAACCGTTGCCAGAAGAGGCAAGGCTACTGTAAAGATATTTTGCATTAATTTTAATTGAACTCTACATCCGTATAGAAAGGGGGTACACCCTCTTTTCAAAGGGCACTTTCCACGGCTCTAAATGTCACTCAAAGTCTCATAGTAAAAAAGATTCACATAGTTGTGAATCTTAACATAATAAGTTAATATTTAGGATTTGTCAAGATTTCTAACAATTAGATTTGCTTATATTCCAAATACATAATATCCAATTGTTCATTAGAATCCCCAGTCAGATCAATCCATTCTGAAAATTCTTCAGATATAGATACAGCGTCCATATAATTACGGAGTTTTAGTTTTTCTACCATACTATCTTCGCACAAATGATGAATTCGATCAATTGACCATTGACGAATATCTGCGACGATATCTTCAGTCGTTTTTTCCATAATAATCTTTTCTGAAGTACCTGTTGAGGATGTTGGAATTGTAGTACCTAGGGATCCCGCTGTCAAGTGATTCCGTGAGGACATTATTGGTGAAGAGTTGTCTAGTCTCTTCGAAGTTAGTTTTGCCCTTTGTTTTATGTAATGAAATAATATTTCTTGTAAAATTTTCTTTACCAAATTTTTGAACATCTTCTTTCAGCTCTGGACATGATCCATAATAGTTTTTCCAGTCAGACTCTGATTTAACTTTTCTAGATTTTCCCTTCGGTGTGCGGAAACTCCAGAAATATTTTCTACCAATATAGTCCCTACCAGTTGTAGTGCAGTGAATATGATAAACAAAACCAAAATAATCTTGGATATTATCAGACTCAAAAACTTTGCCATTATAGATCCATGGATTAGTATAACTGTAACTCATTCACATAGTCAATTGCTTTGTTAAGATATTTATGGGCAAGGTCTTTCTCTTGTTGTGAATAATATTCTTTATCTAATTGATGCTTAAGTTTATTCAATCTTGCCTTAAGTTCAAATATATCGTTATAATGTACCATATTTAAATTCTTATTCTACAACTAATTATAAAAAAAGAGACCTTTTTAGGGTCTCTTTGTGTTTATTTGATTATATTATCAAAGATTTTCTAAAATATCTTGTCTCCATTCCTCAGACATATTTGCCATAATAATGAGTGCTGCTTCATTAGTATCCGCATAACCGTCAGCAACAAGATGCTCAAGAACTGCATCAAATAAATCATCTCTTTGAATTTCTTCACCCAGTTTTGAAGCAACCTTACCAGCACCACTAGCAACTGCCCTTGCTGCCTTACCTACTGCACTCTTAGCACCTCTCTTAGCAACTGCTGCCTTATTCTTAGCAGATTGTACTGCCTTGTTTTTTACATCAGATGCTGCTTGCTTAGCAGAACGAGCTGCAGCATATCCAGAGACTGCTGCAGATGCTGCTTTCTGCTTTATTTTACCTGCTGCCGCTTTAATTTTAGCACCAACTCTTGATTTAATATCTTTGGCAACTGCTGAACGAAGTTCACCTCTACCCTTACTAGATTGAGTTTTCAGACCAGCACCTTTAACTAAATTACGCTTATTTGCATACTTAGCAGCAGCTACGTGCGATTGTTGCTTGACATCTTTGATTTTCTTTTCTGCTGCTTTCTTTGCTTCACCAGGAGCAGACTTAACTTTTTCTACACCCTTTTTAATTGCACCTTTTACTTTAGCAATTCGCTCTTCTCTTTTTTTGGTTTTAGCAGCAGACAATCTAGATGCGGCAGCCATTCTACTACCAGATCCAGAAGTTACTTTGTCACTTCCGCCTGCTTCACCACCACGACCCATGGTGACTTTTGCTTCCAGAATGACTTCTTCAAAGATAACATCAAGTTCTTCTACATCAAATCCTTCATTTAAAATATCATAAATTGCATCTTCAACAATAGCATCTAGTTCTTCTTCTGAGAGTTCTTCTACACCAACAAACTCCTCATTCATATCTTCAACTTCAGATCTCAAATCTTCATCATAAATGGCATTATATGCCTCGGTAAGTTTAAAAACGCTCATTTTTCTATTTTTGTGTTTAATTATATTTATAAAAAAAGGGGAGGTTACCCTCCCCGATTATAAAATTATAGCTTAAATCCACTAAAGGTATCTTTTTTAAGATCTTGTTTAATTCCACCAACTACATAAGATTCGACTTCAGTTTCCTGAGGAGCAACTTGTAACCCTTTAGAAGAAATCCAATGTTGTGTCCAAGGAAGTGGATTATTATTTGCAGATATATCATAAACTGGTTTCAAACCAATTGATTTCATACGACGATTCGCAATCCATTCAACATATTGCTGTAGAAGTTTATCATTGAGTCCAATCATACTACCATCTTTGAACAGATAATCTGCCCAACGCTTCTCTTCATTTACAGCACGATCAAACATTTTATAGACCCATTCTTCTTCTTCTTTTGCAATCTGCTTCATTTCTGGATCATCACCATCACGCCATTTATTTAAAATATTTTGTGTAATTGCTAAATGTTGGTTTTCGTCTCTTGCGATAAGAGAGATAATTTTAGCTGATCCTTCCATAAGCTTAAGTTCACCAAAGGCGAAAGAACAAGCAAAACTAACGTAGAACCGAATACCTTCAAGAATATTAACGTTTGCGATTGCTCTGTAAAGTTTTCGTTTGACATCATTGACGGTCTCTTTTGCGTAATTTACTCCTTCAAGATGATGTTTCCAAGTTTCAGATGACCCATAAAATTGTGCAGATTGAATAAAATTATCATACGATTCAGTAACACTAGCAGCACGTTCTAAAATACGGTCATCCGTTATAATTGAATCAAATACTTCAGATGGATCGGAATAAACATTTTTAATAATATAAGTATATGAGCGACTATGGATCATCTCCATAAATCCCCACACCTCCATACATGCCTCAAGTTCTGGAAGAGAACAATAAGGAATAAATGCCATACCTGGTCCACGACCTTGAACAGAATCTAACATAATTTGATACTTCAAATTAGAAGTATAAATGTGCTTTTGTTCTGGGCGAAGCGTTTGATAATCACCACGATCTTTCTGAAGAGAAACCTCTTCAGGTCTCCAAAAATAACCTAGTTGTTGGGTGGTTAGTTTATCAAAAATTGGATATTTGTATGTGTCGTATCTTTGAATTCCTAGTGGTTTTCCAAAAAACATTGGTTGTTTTTTAGTATTAACTTGATCAGTATTAAAAACTGTCATTCCCTTGATCTTTGTTTGATTTTCGGTATCCAGGAATTTAAATTGCATTTTTTGTTTCTCCGTTTTTGCTAATAATGTACTAACCATCACCAATAATATTTACATTTTAAGAATGTTATGAAAATTAGATTTTACAACTTTCACAATCTTCCTCATCACTACTTAAAATATCATTAAGTAAATCATTTAATTTAGAATTAGATGTTGTATCTTCAATTTCATCAGTCTTAATATCATAGGTATTTTGATAGTAACTCGTCTTCCAACCGTACTTGTAGGTCTTAAGGAAATCATTTGCCATCACAGATACAGGAACTTCATTGTCTGGATAGTTTTCTGGATTATAAGACCAATTACCACTGATTGCCTGATCGAAGAACTTTTGCATCACCGCAACAATATTAATATAACCATTGTTGTCAGGCATATCCCACAGAAGCGTATAGTTGTTCTTGAGAGTTTGATATTGAGGAACAATTTGCTTAAGTGGACCTTTCTTCGACTTCTTAATGGACAGGTATCCACGAGGAGGTTCGATTCCATTAGTTGCGTTTGACACAACGGAACTGCTCTCCGATGGCATCTGTGCAGACAGTGTTGAGTGCCTGAGACCGTGTTCCAGGATAGATGCTCTAAGAGTTTCCCAATCATGTTCTAATGGAATAGAAGAAATTTCGTCTACATCTTTTTTATAAGTATCAATAGGAAGAATTCCTTGTGAATACTTTGTTCTATTGAAATATTCACAAGAACCCTTTTCTTTAGCAAGACGATTAGATGCCTTTAAGAGATAATATTGGAACGACTCTGATAATCCATGAACTGCATCCCATGCTTCTTGTGAAGAATAATTATATCCAAGTTTTGCAAGATAATGAGCAAGACCAATATAACCTATTCCAAGAGACCTACGTGCCTTTGTAGCGACCTCTGCAGCGATTACAGGATACTTCTGATAATCAATCAATTCATCTAATCCACGAACAGAAAGATCACAAAGTTCTTCAAGTTCTTCATCAGACTTCACTTTAC